GGGTCCGATATTGATATTAGGTCGTTTGATTGGTGCGATTATATTTACGTTTTTGATAACGAACCACGCAATAGAGAAATCGTCAACAGAATATCAAAAACCATCGACAGAGGTGAAAAAGTAGTTATCTGGCCAAAAACAATCATTGAAAAGGATATTAATGATATTGTGGTATCTGGACAAGAGATTATGGATGTGATAAAATCAAATACTTACAAAGGATTAGAGGCAAAAGTAAAATTTACCGAATGGAAAAAAGTATGAGTAACGGAACAAAAGTTGTTAAAAGAAATGGTAGTATTGAACCATTAGATTTAAATAAACTTCACCTTATGGTTGAAGAGGCATGTAAAGGTCTAGCTGGGGTTTCTGCAAGTCAAGTTGAGATGACTTCTGGACTGCAGTTTTATAATGGAATTAATACATCAGACATTCAAGAGATTTTGATTCGTTCTGCTTCTGATTTGATTAATTTGGACCATCCAAATTATCAATATGTTGCTGCTCGTCTTCTTCTTTTTTCTATACGCAAACAACTTTACGGGAAGATGAAAGAGCTTCCTCATCTAGAGGAGCACATCTACGAGTGTGTTAACAAAGAATTTTATGATAATGATATTTTTAACAAATATTCAAAGGAAGAGATTGATAAAGCTAATTCATATATTGATCATGACCGTGACTATTTGTTCACTTATGCAGGTCTACGTCAAGTCGTTGATAAGTACCTCGTGCAAGATAGAAGCACTGGAGATGTATATGAAACACCACAATTTATGTACATGATGATTGCTTTGACGATCTTTGCAGAGTATCCAAAACAAACAAGAATGTCATATGTTCGTAAGTACTATGATGCAATCAGCAAACATAAGATTAATCTTCCGACTCCGATTATTGCAGGCGTTAGAACCCCACTTCGTCAATTTGCAAGTTGCGTTCTTGTTGATGTTGATGACACTAAAGGTAGTATTATTCATAGCAATACTGCAATTTTTGAGTATGTTGCTGAAAGAGCAGGAATTGGTATTAATGCTGGAAGAATTCGTGGCATCAATAGTAAAATTCGTGGCGGTGAAGTTATTCACACAGGAGTAATTCCATTTCTTAAAATGTTTGAGTCAACAGTAAGATCTTGCACTCAAAATGGTATTCGTGGTGGATCTGCTACGGTTTTCTTTCCAATATGGCATCAAGAAATTGAAGATATTATTGTTCTTAAAAATAATAAGGGAACTGAAGATAATCGGGTTCGTAAATTAGATTATGCAATTCAATTCAGTAAATTATTTTATGAAAGATTCATTCAAAATGGAGAAATTACTCTCTTCTCTCCGCATAATGTTCCGGGGCTTTATGATGCCTTTGGTACTGATAGATTTGATAGGTTATATCTGGATTATGAACAAAATCTAAATATTCCTCAGAAAAAAGTAAAAGCTCAAGAACTTATTCTTAATATCTTAAAAGAAAGAGCAGAAACTGGTCGTATTTACATTATGAATATTGATCATTGTAATTCTCATAGTTCTTATAAAGATCAAGTTGCAATGAGTAACCTTTGTATGGAAATCACGGAACCAACAGTTCCAATTCAGCATATCGATGATGACAATGAATCTGAAATTGCCACTTGTATTTTAAGTGCTCTGAATGTTGGTAAAATTAAATCTGACGAAGAATTAGAAGAACTTTGTGATCTTTCTGTCCGTGCCTTGGATGAATTGATTGACTACCAAAATTATCCAGTAAAAGCAGCAGAGAACTTTACCAAACGTCGTAGATCTCTTGGCATAGGATTTATTGGTCTCGCTCATTATTTTGCTAAACTTGGATTTAAATATGAATCACAGGAAGCATGGGATGCAGTTCATGGACTTTCTGAATCTTTTCAGTATTATCTTCTGAAATCATCGAATCAACTTTCTAAGGAAAAGGGTCACTGTGAATACTTTGGTCGCACTAAGTATGCTGATGGAATTCTTCCCATAGATACTTACAAAAAAGATGTAGACGAAATTACATCCATTGGACATCAACATGATTGGGAATCTCTTAGAGCGTCTATCCTACAATATGGACTTAGGCACTCAACATTGTCCGCACAGATGCCATCGGAGAGCAGTTCCGTTGTGTCAAATGCCACAAACGGAATCGAACCTCCTAGAGGATACCTGTCCGTTAAGAAGTCAAAGAAAGGGCCTCTTAAACAAATTGTTCCTCAGTATCAGTCTCTTAAGAATAACTACACGCTTCTTTGGGATATGACTAGTAATCGTGGTTATATCCACATTGTTGCAGTTATGCAGAAATTCTTCGATCAGGCAATTTCTGCAAATGGTTCTTATAATCCGGAGCACTATGAAAATAATGAGGTTCCTGTGTCAGTAATGGCAAATGACTTTTTGACTTGTTATCGCTATGGTTGGAAAACTTTATATTACCACAATACATATGATATTAAAACCGATGAAGTAGCTGAAGAACCAAAACAAGACCTACAATCACTCTTACAGGAACTTTCTGGTTCTGAAGAGAGTGAGTGTGAAAGTTGTTCGGTCTAAAAATTTATTAAATAGTTTATATGAAGAGGAACAGGTATGGAGTTTAACATTTCTTCAACGGAAGAACCCACTATTAAAGGTATGACAGTTTTTAATACTGAAAAAGTTGATACTAAGAAGTCTCCAATGTTTTTTGGTAAGCCTCTTGGAATTCAGAGATATGATTCATATAAATACCCAATTTTTGATAAACTAACTCAACAACAATTGAGTTATTTTTGGAGACCTGAAGAAATCTCACTTCAAAAAGATCGTGGAGATTATCAATTATTACGTTCGGAACAAAAACATATTTTTACTTCCAATTTGAAGTATCAAATTATGTTAGATTCCATACAGGGTCGCGGTCCTGGAATGGCATTTATTCCATATTGCTCTCTTCCTGAACTTGAAGCTTGTATGGAAGTATGGGGATTTATGGAAATGATCCATAGTCGCTCATATACCTATATCATTAAAAATGTTTATTCTGATCCAGTTGAGGTATTTGATACTATTATTGACGACGAACGTATTCTGGAACGTGCTAGAAGCGTTACAGAGTCTTATGATGACTTTATTCAATCAGCACATTATTACGGGGCTACCAATCAGTGGAAGCATCAACTTGAAGGAGTCACATACGCAAAGGAATCACTCAACGATGTCAAACGAAAACTTTACAGAGCAGTCGCAAACGTTAATATTCTTGAAGGTATTCGCTTTTACGTTAGTTTTGCTTGTAGTTTCGCCTTTGGTGAACTTAAGCTCATGGAAGGATCTGCTAAAATTATCTCTCTCATCGCAAGAGATGAAAATCAACATTTAGTTATTACTCAGAACATTCTGAATAAATGGAGAGATGGTGATGATCCTGAAATGAAACAGATTGCAAAGGAAGAAGAGCCATGGGTTTATAATATATTTGATCGTGCTGTAAATGAAGAAAAGAAGTGGGCGGATTATCTGTTCAAAAATGGAAGCATGATCGGACTGAATGACAAACTTCTTCAGCAATATGTTGAGTGGATTGCGAATCGTAGATTGAAAGCAATTGGACTTAAACCTCAATATGATATTTCTGCAAACAACAATCCACTTCCTTGGACTGATCATTGGTTAAACTCTAAGTCCTTGCAGAACGCACCTCAAGAAGTGGAAATCGAACAATATTTAATAGGAGGTATCAAACAAGATGTTACCAAAGATACTTTCACTGGATTCAAATTATGATGAATGGTGCGAACAGGAAATTCTGAATTCTTATAAAGAAGCAGCGGAATGTGATGAGTTTATGTTTGGAGATTATGATTATGAAAAGGAGTGGTTATCCTTGAATAGTAATGATATTAATTGATGGGGTAGGTTACCTTTATGTATAAGTATCATAGTGCTCTACTAAATTATAAATTCTCTCTACTTCACTTGTAAAAAATTTACCCTCAACATTTGTATTATAATAATCCTCTCTGAGGATTACATCTCTTTTAAATTGTTCCATAGTTTCATAATATGACATAGATTTTTTATGCGGACATAAATGTAAAATTTCTTTTTTAAATTTATCTTCACCAAAATTTTTTATATCTTCTTTGAGTTCATCACAAGAACTTAGATATTTTTGCCAGTCACTTTCTTTCTTTTTTCTTCTTCCAGTTTTTCTATCTTTTTGTCTCGTCCAAAAATGCTTCTTCCCAACATATTTTTTATCATTTGATAGATTTGTTATCAAATATACAAATCCTTCCATATCTTTAGGTACTTCTGTAAAATCTTTTCCATTATATTTCCAAGACATCAATTGCATTTCTAACTATCAATAATATGTATATTTTAATTCCATGAACTTTCTGAGATTAATAAAAAAACTTATAAAACACTTGACAGTTGAACCAAGTGTTCATATAGTGGATGAAATGACTTCAAAAAAAAATATTATGGAAACACAGATTGAACCTGTAGTTAAGGTTCGTGACTGGGCTATTGAAAAGATTGAAATGTTATACAAAGCTGATAGTCATCGTAATGCAGATGCACTTCTTGCTGAGTTTGATGAATGGATTAATATTTCAGATGGAAAGGAAGAAATTGATTATCTTTGTCTTGAAGATAATCAATGGACCGATCAAGAATTAGATGTCATATAAGTAACTTGTTGACAAATCCTAAATAATCACTTATTATGATAAAAATTCATTACGAATTCCCTATTATGAGTAGGGTTTTTTTATTATTAGATTTTGAACGTGACAATTAGAGCCGTGGAAGTTGCCCTTTGAGAAAAGGGTATACCCCTTCTTCTATACGGATGCCGAATTCAATGTAATTAAATGCTTAAAAACCTAACAAATGTAACCGTAGCAATTTTGGGTGCGGTTGTAACATCAGCGGCAACACTGCCAGCACCGAGTATGGCAACATCTTCAGTACAACAACCACCATTTGCGATTGTTCCTGAAGGTCCTACTCAAGAGACAGAGACCAAAGAGGTTGTTCCCGAAAAACCTAAAGTCAAACGATTAGTTTGTAAAGGATGCAATACTAATGAATCACGAACTCTGGACTTTCTTCAGAATCGTGGTATTACTGACAAAAATGCTCTAGCTACCATTATGGGCAATATCCGACAAGAGTCTACCTTCGTTCCTAATATCTGTGAAGGTGGTGTGAGAGTATCCTATAGTGGTTGTAGAAGCGGCGGATTTGGCGCCCTTCAATGGACGGATGCTCCAAGATATAATGGTCTTGGTAAGTTTGCCGCTCGTATTGGTGGAGACCCTTCCACACTTGATACTCAATTGCAATATATGATGTATGAAGGTGATTGGAAAATGATTGAGAACCAAATGAAAACTCCTGGTAAATCTATCAACGATTATATGCGACTTGCTAGAAAGTGGGTGCGCTGGGGACATCACGGAGCAAGAACCGATTTTGCTTATGATTATGCCAACCGACTAATTCTAGCGGAAGTTTGACACAATAGAATAAATAGAGAGAGTCCATCGACTCTCTTTTTTATGTTTAATTTCAATTTCGGAAATAAAAAACCAGATATAAAACAGTATGCAATTATAGGAATTGTATTATCTTCTATTATTGCAGCACTTTCTCAATGTACGGGTATCTCAACAAATCATCTTTGGGACTTATTAGATGAAATTCAAAGAAAATATTTTCCACAAAGTATTATTAATGAATTTATAATTAAAGATCCAGAAAAATTAAATAGAAGAGTTGAAAGAGATGTTGATAGAGCAATTCGTAATGTAACTCCAGAATATGATCGGATTATTTCCGATTATGATAAAAAATATAAACCTAGATATGTTGATGAGAAGAATGATGAAAGCGTGTGTTATACTGATGAATGTAAGGCACTTGCACCTCCGATGAGAATTTGTGCTCCTTGGAAAGATGATTGTAAATAAAATTGTATATATATCTTATCCTTATTATTTTTAAAGAGGTTATTATGACACTATCACAACAACTACTTGATGCCGTTGAAGTGTGGAAAGTAGAAGACGAAAAGTTTGCTGCTGGTAATGGTACAGCAGGTGTTCGTGCCCG